TAGTGTAACAGGTAACAGTGTAGGCACTTCAAATACGCTTCCTTCTGGAAGTTGTTTAGAGTATGCTTTACCGTCTTTGGGATCTACCCATTGTACTTCAAATTTTCCTGCATTTACAAACCAACTTCTTTGACGGCTTTTGTGAAAATGAAGACGTGTTTGTTTATCTGCTTTTTCAAATACTAATATTTTACTACAATAATGTTCGTTATCTGTCCAAACAATGTCATATCCATAATCAGTTTGTTTTATGTTGTCCTGCATGTTAATCCATTAAATCTATTACTCGAAATACTGTTTCAAGTTTGCGTTGATTGGTTTTATTATTAAGTGTATTCTTTAACCCATTGTGTAATGGTCTTGGCCATTGTCCAAAATTAACCCATGCATATCCGTCATGTTCGTGATTAAGCATAGGTAAAAATTCTTGTTCTACTACACAAAGATAGGTGTGGAATAAAAAGTTAGTATCATTACTTACAAAAGTTTCCAAAGGCATTGTCTTTTTAATTTCAACAGTTCCAATTTCTTCGAAAATTTCTCTCTTTAATCCTTCCCATGGAGTTTCAGCCTTCTCATTGGTTCCGCCTACCAATCCCCATAGGTTTCCTGTACGTCCTTGAACTCTATGTAAAAACAAGAATCTTTTGGTGTTGAGGGCATAGAACAACGCTCCACTACATACAGTGATATTATCTTTCATACTAATAGTTATTTTAAAATGCTAGGCGCCAGGTGCCGTTTTGGTATTCACCGTCATATGCAAGTAGCCATTCGTCGTTTTCGTACTTGTATTGCTTACTTGTGTTCAAGTTAGTAGTATAAACAACAGTACTATCATCTGCACTAGCATCAAACACAATATGCCATCTCGTGCCATCCCATTCTATGATGTCATTTGCACTTGCTACAAAATCAGTTCCGTCTGCATTTTTCCAAGCATCCGGACCGTCATATGCACTATCACCTACACTTTCACTGTCATTGATATCACTTAGTATTAGTATACGTGGGTTTCCTGATTTTAGATCTGTAGGATTAGTTTTATAAGGATTTATAATATAGTCTATTTTGTTTCTATCACCGTTAGGACCATGCATAATTGTGTCTGCAGGGAAGCTATCGCTGTCCCATGAAATAGTTAATTCGTATTCATCTAACGGATTAATAACTGCGGTACCTACTAGTTCATTGGCAATGTCTGTACGTCTAAGTCTTAGTTCAGTAACACCACTATTAAAGTTAAACGGCATATCAGCAATATATCCTGTCCATGTTTGAGCACCAACTACACCTTTGTTTATAAGTTTAGCAGTGTTACCTAGTACTAGCAATCCGTAGTTGTCGTGTCCTGTGGTTAGTACTGAATCTACATCTGTTTTTAATATGCCTTCACTTGTAATTTGCTCTTCAATTTCACCAGTACCTGTAACAGCAATTCTAGTTGTTACATCGCTCTGCGGAACTGGTGCATCATCGTATGCTTGACTAATAGGTCTTGCAAGATCTAAATCAATTGTGCCCTTAGTTTCATTAAAAATACTTTGCACTACCTGTGTAATTACACCAAGGCGTTTTACTTTGACTGGAGGACTAATATAGATAGGTGTATTAAATGTCATTGTTGCAACATCTATTTCACTGTCTACTCCAACCGGTACACTTCTACTACTAAAAGTTAAATTTTCTAAATTCACTACACTTAAACTTGTCCAGTCAATGTAGTTGTCTGTGGTTTGTATTTCTAAACTAGGGTTAAACAGCATTAATATTTGTTCTAGTATTTGTAATTTTTGATCTGTATTAGAACTCCAAATATCCACATTAACTGTAAGTGTATACGGAGTAGGCATTAGTCTTTCAACTGTGTAGTTTTTGCCTTCTTTGTTTAAGTATTCGTTACCATCAGCATCATATGCTTGTTCACGTATGTTAACTTTGTTTATGTAACTAGAGTCAGCAAGTCTGTTAGTATCCATAGCTAGTCCAGTAATATAAACACTCATGCGCGGCGCACTTGGTATTTTATTTTCACTGTTGTCACGTATAATGTTTGCAACCTGACGTGTTAGATCTCCGTACATAACCGGTATTTGTGTAAGATTTCCTTTGCCGTCTTTGTAACTAAAGTTACTCATAAGGCGAACCATTTGGGTTATGTAGCGTCTTATCTGTCCGTCATAAAAGTGTTGCATTAGTTGTTTTCCGTACTTGGTGCTACAGTTTTTACAGCATTTCTATAGTAAAATGATTTAGGTGAAATCGCAATACGCAAAGGCCCGTCAACTTTTTTGTTTGGTTGCTTTGGCCCAACTGTTGAAATGTGGTCTCGTGCATTCACAGCATCAATAGTTATTTCCTTCATACTATCCCAGTCATACAGTGTTTTTGGCCAACCTTCAGCATGTAGGTATCCGAACTCATCTTTTTTAGGATTCTTAGTGTTTACTATTAAGTCAATACCAATTTCTTCTTTGATGTCGTTAATTTTATATTTTTTGCCGCCTATGGTATACTCAAATGATACGCCTGTAGGGAATTCAGGATCAACTGATCTCGGTACATAGTGTTTTTCTTTTCTTTGAAAATTAGGATTGTATTTCAATCCTTTCCAAACACTTTTTTCCATAGTATTCATGATTAGTCTGTGTAAATTTAAGACATTTTTCATAGCTTCTTTTTCTTCGTCACTTGCTTCAAAACTATCTTTGTCTTTGCTATCTTTTGAGTTTGATGCTTTAGATACCGAATCAATTTTATCAGCTTCTGAATCACCAACTATTCCCCAACTTTTATATGTTTCTTGAGGTTTTGCTTTCTTAGCTGATGCTTGTACTTTAGCATCAAAGTTGGGCATAGTAGTTAACGACTTTGGTACATTTCTTATAGTAATTTTTTTACCACTTGCAAATGTAACAGCAATAATTACTTTCTCACCTGATTCTACTACAGTTTTTAAATCACTCCATCTCATTGTAACTCCTCCCAGTCAAATTCTTCAACATCTCCCGGTGTGTCATCTGTTTGAGGAGAGTTAGGTTTAGGTTTTTTTAAATCTTCTGCTTCTTTTTCAGCAGCTATACGCTCGGCTTCTTTTTCAGCTTCTATTCTTTCTTTTTTTAGTTTGTCAGCTGCAATACGAGCTTCTTCAGCTTCTTTTTCTAGTTTATCAAGTTCTGCTTGCTGACGTTCACGTTCAGCCTTTGCATCAGCTGCGTCTTTTAATCTCTTAGCTTCTGCTGCTTTCTTTTCAGCTTCAATAGCATCAAGTCGTTTTTTCTCTTCTGCATCTGCAATACGTTTAGCTTCTGCAGCTGCATCGGCTTTTTCTTTAGCTTCTTTTGCTGCCTTTTCGTCTGCAATACGTTTGGCTTCTTCAGCTTCCTTGTCAGCTTTTTCTTGTGCAATTCTATTTTGTTCTTTTGCTTCTGCAGCATCTAAAGCAGATTGAATATCTGTTCTAAACTTTGGTCCAATTGCTTTTGCAAATCCTGGATTTCCGTCTAGGAATGCTAAAGCACCTTCCAAGTCATTGTTGTCTAGGAAATTTCCAAATGTGGCCATTTCAGTACCAAACTTATCATTAATTGTTTGTCCACCTTTAACATCTGTACCGCCGTCATTGTCTGTACCTTTTTTATTTCCACCAATTACGCCGTCATTGTCTGTACCTTTTTTATTTCCACCAATTACGCCGTTATTATCTGTACCTTTTTTATTTCCACCAATTACGCCGTCACCGTCTCCGAATCCAAAATCTGCTTGTCCAGCGGCTAGCCAACATTTCTTAATTTTAGCGGCTACTGCCGGATCTGGAAATTGTTGTAAATATCTTTTTATATTGTGTTCTAATCTTTTCCAGCTATCTCCGTAAAACATTTTAAATGAGTCAGCATCCATATCTTTTTGCTTCTTTTTTAACCTGGCAATACCTGCACATAGTTCATCACCGGGTTTAAAATTTTCTACTATCTTTAAATCTTTATATCTCATTATTCATCTGCCTTTGGTCTTAATGCTTTAGATAGGCTCTGTCTTTCTTCAACTGTTTCACCTGCAATAGTATTTGTTGTAGTATTGTTCACAAAAGTACCTTTTTGGTTTGTTCTATTGTTTGTACCAGTTAGTGTCATACGTACATTATCTTCTTGTTTGACCCATCGACTTCCGTCTTGTCTAAATAATCTATTAGGCATAAAATCTGTCCTTAGGAAATAATCTCCTTCAATTGAATTTGTAGGGAAACTTGCCCCATGTCCAAACGCTTCTCCGTTAGGTGGAATACCATCGCCAAGTAAGTAACCTTGATATCCTGTACGTTCTGGAGTTTGATTAATTCTGTCAGCTAATAATTCTTGTGAACTAGAATCCAAATCATTCATATCAACTGTAACTAGATCAGGCTTGCCGTCTTTGTTTACAGCTAACGTGTATAAGTTTGTAGTATCGTATCCTGACTTAGG